GGGAACCAGCAGTTAAGTTAGATGTTGCGTAAAATCTTTCTTCATCAGAATCTGCTGATCTATAAATATCGTTTTCAGCATTTTTAATCATATTATTACAAATAGCGTCTGTTAAAACAGTGCTACTTACTTCTGTATATGATCTCATGTCTGATCTTAAATTATCTAAAGTATATGCCATATTATAATGCCTGTAATGTTACTGGACCAGCTGAACACGCTGCTCCACCTCCTTTAATATTTCCTGTTGTAGCAGTATTGGTACTTGTAAAAAAGAAAAAGTTTTCAGGAGTTGTTAAAATTTCTGTTGGTGTAGAAGTAGGAGCAGTTGTAACTGATCCATCTGCATTTTTTTTACCAATTGTAATAGTATGTCCTGCTGCTGCATCTATATCACTAACACCATCAAAAGTAGGAATAGCTTGAAAGTATTGTAAATTTCTTGCATCTGCTCCACCAGAACCTGAACTAGGATTCTGTGCTACAGGACCACGTAATCTTACTGTATCTCCACTGCTTCTTTGATGTGCATAGGAATAAACATTTATAAAAGTTGTTCCCCCAGAAATAACCGTTGTAAATGGATTAGGTGTTAATAAAATTAAACCAGCAGTAGCTGCTTGTTGTACTCTAGGATTTAATAAAGCTTGTGCATCACCTCCTACCCAAGGTGGATCTAATTGAGGTTGTTTAGCTTCATATTCTGAATAATGAACTAAAGCACCATTCCACTCTCTTACCATTTCTAAATATGGAAATCTCATTCCAGATCTATCTGAAATTGCTAAAGCGTGTTTACCTGTTGCGTACTGTCCCATTATACTCCATCTCCATAAAATGTTTGTGGTGTAATGTAAGAAGATGTACCTTGACTGTCTTCATTCAAAGCTCTAGCTAATTCATCTTCATATAATAGTCTTAATCCTTCTGTTCTATCAGGAGAATATTTAATACTTAAATAATAAGCTAAACCAGAGATCATACATGGATAAAATCTATAAACCACATCAGCCGTGTTTGTGTAAGCTCCTGCATCTTGAATTCTTGCAAGATAGAAAAAACACAATTGAAAATTAGTTGGTGTGCTTGTACTTGAAAAACTTGAACTTGGTGTAGTGTAAACAGTAACTGTTGGTGCAATTAGTCTATCTACATAATATTGAGAAGGTGTTCCTTTTGCTTGCTTGTTTGGAATAGCTGCATATTGTGATCTATCTATTTTAGTTAAAGATACATCTGCTGATGTTCCACTAGAATTATTTCTAATCCAAGCTTCTAATACATCGCTTATATCTGTTGGATAACCTGTACTACCTGCAGCAGTACTATAAGTTGCTTGTCCTTCTACAAGATTAACAGAAGCTTGTTTAATCTCCCAGAGTTGAACTCCTCTGTTAGCCCATTCAGAAAATAATATATTTAATGAACGTCTTGCACTCTTTAATTGATAACCCGTACGAGTTCCACGTATATTAGTTCTTTCATACGCTTCTTCGATGATTTCATCAATCGAAGGATTGAATGTTATTGTACCGGAAGTAGCCATTAACCTCCTTCTACTGCCAAATTACTGCGACAGAATTTGTACCAGCCACTAATTCAACATAAAGACCATTTGAAGCTTTAATACCTACAGCTGCAATATACTCTTGATACATTTCTCCATCTAAACATTTCTGTTCGTAGATTAAAATGCCTGCATTGCTTGCACCGTCATATATTTTTACATGACAAGTATTTGCTGAAGGATTAATTGTAACTCCTTTTAAATAACAAATAGGTCCTGCTGCTACAGTACTACCTGCTTTGTTTCTTACAGTTGAACTTGCTTCTGTGTAGAATTGGTTTACTGGCGTTGCGCCACCTGCATATCCCATAGTTTTTTCCTTTTAATTTAGACCTATGCTCCCACGAGGGTAGGAGCATAGATAATTATTATTATGTTAACTTCGGTGTACTTTCACCTGCTTGATTACCTTCGTCTTGCATGTGGTAAAAAATTGTTCCAGATAAAGTTCCCGCTTGTCCTGCTGCGTCTACACCAGCTACGATTTTAACATCGTATGTCATTTCAGTAAGACCTAAATCATTACCTGCTGTTGCTGAACTTGGTAGAACCATTTCTTGTGCATCATCAGCTGCTCCGTTATCAACGAAACCATCTGTATCTACAAAAGTTGTACCATCGACTACATCTTTAAAACCGATGTCTATTTTTCCACCAGCTGCTGCTGCACCTGCGAAAATAATATAATCAACGATTGCGCCTTTTGGAAGTTGAACCGTTGAAGTATCAGTTGATGATACTTGTGCGTCTGTTCCAGCTGCTGCGACTGTTGAAGGTACATAGAATTGAGCTACCATAGACATACTGCCTGCATAGTTTGCTCTATTGCCATTTCCATTGGATCTGACTGTACCCGTAAATGTTGTTGTTGCCATTTTATATTCCTCCTAGAATACGTAAATATAATTACCTAGGGTATATCGACTATACGCGTTTATATTTACTTGTTTGTTGTTATTGTATAGTGACTAAAATATATATGATTTTTGTATAGAGTGCAAGGGATTGCGTGGTGAATGTACGTATTTCGACGATGTAGCGTTTTATTAAGTAGCTACTGATACTTGGGCTGCAGAACCCTCAATTTTATTTGACTGGTGAGCTCTATCTGCTTCGGCCATCTTAATTTCACTAATGACCTCTCTGATCTTATGGTCTATTCTAACCATATCGAGAGTATATCTACCCTCTTTAAGATGCTCCTGCTCCCAGTTCAACTCCAAGGACCTTTTTGTTTTGTATAGGTCGTTCAAGTTTTGCATCGTTAACCTCCTCATAGGTTATCCATTTTTTTGACAGACTTGTAAATCCGTCTTTTTCCCACTTTACACCTTTTTCTCCTAGTTTGTCAACTATTGCGTTTTCAATAGATTCAGCACTATCTTCACACACGACTTGAAAAGTCGCATGATGCCCATATGCTCTGATATTAACTAGAAATTTTTTCATGATTATCCCCTCTTATACCACAAAAAAAAGGGGCCCGAAAGCCCCTTTTTAATTTAATTATTGTAACGATTACACGCCTGGTGAACCGAAAATACCTCTAGGGTCAGAGAATCCGAATACGTATCTCTCTCTAGCTTTGTATCTTACGTTGCCAGTGTCAAAGTCACCTTCCATAGTTGTTTTGATAGGTGCTCTAACGAAGTGTTTCAGACCGTTAGGTACATCTGTTTTGATGAAGAACGCATCAGTGTCAGTTAAGTAATGATTGATTACGTAACCTTGTGGGATCATTCCCATTGAGTTGATTGCGTTTACATCGTTGTCAGCTGTTCCAGGTCTGCCTTGAGATTTCATCAATCTCTCCGCTGTAAATTGCAGTTGAGGTGGAATTATTAATTTCATTCCTCTTGCTGCTATTTTTAGACCTCTTTCGTCTGTCATCGCTGCGATGTCAACAATAGATTGCTCTAAAGAAGCTTCAGATAAGTCAGCTGCTACTGCAAGCTGGTTTCTGAAAGATCCTGCTAAAGTTGGGTGAGTTGTGTTACCTGCACCATCGTTTCCGAATAATGCTACACCATCACCACCTGCGTAAGCTGAATTGAAACCATTGTTCAATACTGCTGCGCCTTTAACTTGTTTAGTGTTCGCCATAGATCTTGCTAATGCTTTTGTATATCTAGACGCTAGTCTGTCATACAAGTTGTCCTCGATCGCTTCTTCAGTGATCGCGAAAGCAAGTGCGATTGTTTCGTTTGTGTAACGAGCTGTGAAAGTTTCTTGTGCATCGTCAAAAGTAACACCCTGTCCTTCAGGTTTTACTGCTGCGTTTGCGAAACCAGATAACATTACTTCCTCTTCGAAAGCTCTGTCAGATGATTCTGTGTCAAAAATTTCAGCTGCTTCGTTAGCATATTGTTTGTACTCAAGTCCAAATAGTGCATTTAGACCTGGCTCTAGTTCTTTAACTAGTTGTGCTCTTGATATTGCCATTGTTTATATACTCCTATTTAGATTAGTTGTTTCCGTTATACAAGTTCGACGCTGCAGATATTGTAACTATCTGGTTCGAATTTGCTACAGAGTTGTCTTTGTTTTCAGGCGCATTTGCTGATCTTACTAAC